GTATAAGTTACACATCTTTAGGTAATGCATGGAATGGGGCTGACGAAAACTATGATAGAGTTGTAACACCAAATCTAGCTAGGACAACGACAGTGGTAAAGCATGCTATCGCACTAACAAGTAATCATGCTCTTACAGATTGCCAAGATGTAGATATAGTAAATCATGGAGATTTAGCGTAATGCCGATACAAAGAGCAAAACCAAAATTAACAGATATACGAGGCGGTACACCATTAACGTCATCATCTTCAATAGTAACGTCACAGTTGCCTGCTGGCACTATTCTAAAACATCAAAAGGTAACTTGGAACGATGTAACTCAATCTCAAAATGATAGCTTTACTGATATTACTAATGGCACTTTAAGCTACACGCCTGTATCTGCAAGTTCTACACTTAGAATAACAGCTAATATATACGTATACTTTGGACAAGGAAGTTCAACCACTGTTGGTGGTGCTATTCGACTGGTACACGATGGAACAGCTTTAAATTCGCCAGGCAGTCAGCAATATTATAAGAGTGCAGGGTCAGGAACAGCAATCTTACAAGTGCCTCATCTTCACATAGAATATGTTTCTGCAGGAAGTACAAGTGCAAGAACTATTAAAGTACAAGCAAGATGTTATGCAGGTAGTAGTGCAGCTGAGTTTGTAATTAATAAGTTAAATCAGTTTTACTCAAATTTAGAGGTATTAGAAATCGCAGGATAATATTATTATAAATAGTCATATTAAAAAGGAGAACTTAAATGAAATATGATATCGCAAGCGCACTACAGGCTTTAACACCTGGTGCAGAGTGGGTACTTAGAGGTGACAAGTACTCCGGATTGGAATGGATGGATAAAAAGCAGACTGTTCCAACAGAAAAAGAGATCACCGATAAAATCGCAGAACTTGACGCAGCCGAAGGAATGAGACTACTTCGTATTGAAAGAGATAAAAAACTTGCAGATTTAGATTGGGAAGTTATAAAGGCTTATTCAAACGGTGTTGCAGTTGACGCTAAGTTAAAGACTTACATGCAAGCACTAAGAGATCTGCCAGCTTCTGCAAAACCTAAGACTACTGAAGCAAGTGGTAATTTAATTGAAGATTCAGTAACATGGCCAACTAGAGAAAGCTAATGACGAGAGCAAGAGAAACAGCAAAGTCAGGTTTCGTTACGGAAAAAGCTTTTCCGACAGGATCTAACGTCGTGTTTAGATTAAACGATCAAAATCTTAATACGAGTGTTACTATCGATTCTGATAAGAACGCGATGGTTGCTGGTCCTCTTTCGATTGACAGCGGTCAAACGCTAACATTGCAAGGTAACTTAAGTATAGTATAATGGCAAGTATTTTAAAAGTAGATAAGATCAGAGTATCAGGCGGTGATAGTGATTCAATAAGCTTTGATGGTAGTGGTAACATTACGATTCCAAAAAACGTTACGTTTAATGGAACTGGTGGTGGGACTAAGATTCTTTTAAGTGATGTAAATGTTTCAAGTGCTGTTGCTTCCGTCGAATTTGTACATGGTACAGGAGGTGTAATCTTTGACAGTACATATTCAAGATACGAATTAACTGTAGATAGAGCTGTGCCTTCTACTAATAGTGAGCGTTTAGAATTATTAATAAGTACAAATGCCGGTAGTAGTTATTTTGGAGATAGTCAATATAATTTAGTTGTTAAAAGATTTTACACGAACGGTAGTGATACAGCCGATGATGTTGCTTATTATAATGATTTCATTGCAACTCATAGACAGACTTCTCATAACAATGCAAATAGAGGTGGTGCTAACGGTACAGTTTTAATATCAAGTATGGGACAAGTAAATAGAACTGTAGCCTACGGTAATTTTTGGGGGTTTGGACAAAGTTATTATATACATTCACATACAGTAGGTGCTGTTGAATCAAATGGTGATGATATGACAGGTGTAAAATGGCAGTTTGGAAGCGGCAATATTTCTAGCGGTAGATTTAAATTATATGGAATTAAGTAATGAGTAGATTAGTAGTAACAAATATTGAAACTCAGAACATTAAGTTTGATTCTGACACTACGGCTTTTACTATTGGTTCTGGAGGAAACATATCCGGAGGTTCACACGGTTTAAACCCTTTAGAAGGTTACCAGTTCATAGCACATAGTAAGATTGATATCGGTGGATCTGCTGCATTTTCTATACTTTTTAATTCATCATTAGTTACTTCTGCGTTTAACAATTATAGACTTGTTTTTAATAATTTACGTCCAACTCAAAATGGTGTTCAACTTTATTTTAGATGTAGTCTAGACAATGGTAATAATGGTTTGTCGAACAATAAAGGACAAAAAACTTATTTTAGACTAGATGATGGTGCAACTGGTAGTGAGGATGATGATGGTATGAATACACATGAAATTGCTACGAATATTGGTACTGACCAATATGATGGTGTTAGTGGAATAGTAGATGTTTACGGTACCGGTAATAATTCTGTCAACTTGCAAAGAACTATGGTTATACAATCAAGAGCAACTGGTCGTGAAGATAGTAACTGGTATAAGTGGGATGGAGCTAGTTTCGTAGCAGCAGGAACGAGAACATCAATGGTTAATTGTATGTTTTTCTTATTTAATGCTGGTAACATAGCAGATGGTGCTGTAACATTATATGGATTAAAAGAAAGTTAGGAGAAAAAAATGCCAAGATTTAAAATGGTAAATGGAGAAAGAATTCAGTTTACGGCAGAAGAAGAAGCAGCGAGAGATGCTGAAGAAAAAGCATGGGCTGACGGTGCTCCTACACGTAGAATGGCTAATTTAAGAAAACAACGTAATATATTATTAGCTCAAACTGACTGGATGGGAAATTCAGATGTTACAATGTCAGCTGATTGGAAGACATACAGACAGGCTCTTAGAGATATTACAAAACAAACACCGGCTGATGATTCATTGAGTAATATTACATGGCCAACAAAACCGGAGTAAACAGTGGTAAGTACACTTAAAGTTCAAACAATACAAATACCAAACAGTGATAGTGACATTATTACTTTTGACACTAGTGGTAATGTAACTTTAAACGCTAATAAAACATCCAGTGGATTTGGTGTATCAACAGCATCAAGTACATTGCCTAGTGAAGGCGGGGCGGCTACCACAAACGTAGTACAGGGCTTATTAAAAGCATGGGCAAGAGTTAACCAGACTAGTACGGTAGCAATTAATGACAGTTTTGGTTGGACAAGTTTAACAGATAATGGCACGGCAGATTTAACAAATAATTTATCCGTTACTATGGGTAACACAAACTATGCGCCAACAGCAATGATGAATGATGGAAACTATGGTGGAGTTATACAAGGTGAATATGGTGCAACAAATACAACGACAGCAATGAGAACCCGTACTTGTAATAATTGGCATGATGGTTCAGCCACAGGAGATACAAATGGTATTTACTATCATATTGCAGGAGATTTAGCGTAATGGCATTAAGTAGAGTAGGAAAAGGAATAGGATTTAAGATTACACTCAAAGAGGTAACTGCAAACACAACTATTGAATCGACAGAAAACGCTATGATAGCAGGACCGATTACAGTTGCGAGTGGAGTAACACTGACAGTGAATAGTGGAGGAAGGTTAGTAGTCGTATGAGTACTATAGCGGTAGATTCAATCGAAGCAAAGACAAGTGGTGGAGCTGTTTCATTTCCAAATAAACCAATGTTTCGTGTTTGTCCAGCTGGTGATAAAGCAATCTCAAATAATTCAACTACAGTTATACCGTTTGATGATAAATCTTCTAGTACTGAATTATTTGATGTAGGTGGCTATTTTAACACTAGCACATTTAGATACACACCACTCGTAGCAGGATACTATTCTGTTCATATGTCTGTATTACTTGAGAGTGCAAATTATGTCATCGGCACAATAAATAAAAATGGTGTTCAACAATTTAATAATAGAGCATGGTCTGAAAGTGGTCTTTTTTCAACTGCACAAATAAGCGGCGTTATACACATGAATGGTTCAACAGATTATCTCGAAGGAACTGTTTATCATAATGTCGGTAGCACACAAAATATTCGTGGAGCAGATGCGGGCCTCGGACATAGTTATTTTTGTGGATTTTTTATAGGATAAAGATATGCCGAGTCAAATAAAAGTAGATGAAATTAAAAACGTTGCAGGTCAATATAAGATCAAGACTAATGTATTTGAAGGACAGACAACTGCAGGTTCTATAACTGTACAAGGAGAAGGTACTGCTACTACTAATTTACAACAAGGGTTGGCTAAAGGCTGGGTAAATTTTAACAGTAGTACTACTGCAAGAGATAGTTTTAATATAAGTACTTTAGATGATGACGGGACAGGAGATTATACCGTGCACTTTACTGCAGCATTTTCAAATGATGATTTTTCAGTAACTACTGGAGGAGCTAATGGCTCTGCAAGTGCAACAGCATATCATTTATCAACTTTCGATCATTCAACAACATCTGTTGAAATGGAAAGTTTTGCAGTTTCAGCAGCAAGTGTTGCTAAGGCAGATCGATCAATGAATAATTTGAAAGCACATGGAGACTTAGCATGAGTACAATAGTAGGAACAAATATTGAAGTTACAAATATTAAGTTTGACTCTGATACGACCTCTATGATTATATCAAATGCTGGTCAGGTTACTGTACAAGGGGAAAATACTGCTACAACTAATCTGCAACAAGGACTTTGTAAATGGTGGATAAAATACAGTCAAGACGCAGGGTCAGGCTCACAGAATCTAGACAGTTTTAATGTTAGCTCAGTAACTGATGTTGAGACAGGTAGATTTGATCCCACATATTCAAGTAATATGAATAACGCAAATTATTGTGTTTCTGTAATGCACCAAGCTGAATTAACAAATGCTGACTCTACAGAATACACAGTGGGTCAAGCAACAAATACAACACAGTTAAGAACCGTTGAAAATGGTGTTTTACGAGATAAAGGTAATGCAAATGCTTCTGCGGTAGGAGATTTAGCATGAGCACGTTAGTTATTGATACTATACAAGGTAAGACAACTGCCGGTTCTATTAACGTTCGCGGTGAAGGTTCTACTAATACAAACTTACAACAAGGGTTAGCTAAGACTTGGGTGAACTTTAATGGAAATAGCACTATTGCAACAAGAGATAGTCTTAACAATGCTAGTCTAACTGATAATGGTACTGGTGACTACACTGTCAATTTCACTAATAATATGAGTAATGATGATTATGCAGTGTCTTGGAACTCAGGTTTAAAAAGTATAACGTGGGGTCTTCCTATTTTTATAGGGTTATCGGGGGCTGGAAATAGTGACTGTTTTAGCACTTCAAAGTTTAGAGTTGGGTCTACTCAACCAGACGACAATCTAGTAGATAACAATGTTTGTAATGCAATAACACTTGGAGATTTAGCATGACAATTGAAACACCTGAATTTCAGGGAACACATTTATGGAATAGATTACACTGGGCTAAAGATAATTTAGACGGCGTACAAAGCGATTATAGAGTAGTATGGGAAGATCCGGAAGAACCTGATGCACCTGCAAAAGTTACGATACCTGATCCAAACTGGTTAGCCTGTGCCTTACAAGGTGGTATACTTCCACCAGTAGAAGTTTATTGGGCTTTGGCTGAAGATGAAGCGAAACCAGATTTTAAGAAACATACTAGAGGTTATCTACTACATAATACGAAACCAATTGATAAGATGACCGAGGAACAAGCGATTGAATACTTAATTATGAAAGACATACCACAAAGAGTGTGGAGAAACTATGAGAAAGCTAATCGTAAGCGATTAGTAATTTGCAAGAAAC